TCATAAAAAAATTGTTGCATTATGTTCCTGGCGGTAAGAAGCCACCTTGATCACCATTGTCTGCTCGGGGACGAAGAATTTCGCTCAAACTCTGACGACTTGGAATGTTGCCCAAGTCTTTGGTATTAACAGTAGCAGTGTTATTTACGAAGCCGCTACGCAGTGTTTTATTTGTTGGCCCGTTGTTGAGATTGGTGCGGACCTTGTCATCAACTTTGACCCAACGGGCTCCATCATAACGGAACAGTCGATTGGGTTTGTAATCCAAACGCAACACATAGTCTCCTGTGACAGGGTTCGGTGGAAAGTTCACAGCAGGAGTAACTGGCAACCCATTGGGTGCTGTGCCGCCACCGGTAAGGTATCCTGAGGCATAGCCTTCGCCTGTGGGTGTGGTGCTCATGCCGCCTTGTGTGCCATCAACAGTGAGACTTTCATCAGCAGTCAAACTGGTAGGATTAGCAGGTCCGCCTGTGGGCGTGGTAGCCTCAATGTAGAATGTGGTATTGTCGTAGCCGGACAACGGTACTTCTGCATCTGCTTGTGCCAAAATAGCATCGTTGATTTCGTAATCTTTCTCACGTGTGCCTTGTACATCACTGATGGTGCTGGGTGTGTACTCTTGCCAAAACACAGTGTTTGTAATAGCAGTATCCGCAGGCACATTGCTTTGTGCTTGGTAATAGGTATCACCATAGTTTACAATGCTACCTGTGGGATAGAAGTTGCCTGGATCCCAAATGTTCTCTGCCACAAAAGGCTTGTTGGTGATCTGATTGAATTCTTGTTGATCCTTCATGGGTGTGCATTTCACCCGCCACAAGTGCGGCAACCATGTTACTGAAAATCCTTCCGACGCAAAGTCAGCGTCTTGAATAACATAGTATCTAGGCAGTGCTCTAGGTATGTTTTGATTCAGCGGATGGTAGTCTTTTAAATTGGGAATCTCTATCACATCACCGTTCATGAGTTTGCGACCAAATGCATCAATCATGTCGTTGTAGTGAAAGGTCATGAATATGGTATCGTTGTTTAGAAACAGGCCAAACTGGGTTAAATCAAAGTCTACGTCTTGTGTGTTGTACACCCCACGCATGACATACACGTCGGGGTCATAAACTCTGTCACGGTTTTCCAACAACAGCAAGTCTTGAATGTTCAGCACATCCACTGTTTCATACGTAGGCTGTGTGGCATCAAAATTGCCACTTAGTGCAGAGTCGTTGCCGCCGGCTTGTGGTCCTTTGTACTTGTGAACATAAATGTCCAAGCCGCCCACAGTGTACATTTCACTGATAGTGCGGTCCAAAAATTGATAGTCTCTGGTGCGATTGGGGCGGAATAGGGATAAGCGAGGCATGGTATATTTATAGTACTTTGGGTTTACCATAAAACGGGTTGACCAATAATTGCCCTAATGCTATAATATGGACTTAACAACAAAGGAGCCAGTAATGAGTGATTTAGTTACCGATTTGCACAGTGAGATGATCAACAGTGTAGCACCAAATTACAGTATCAATTATGAAGCAGAGGCTCTTGCAAGTTTTGAAGCCACCGGCGATGACTTGATGGAAGTACTAGAGACTCGTGCCACGGACTTTATTGCAGAGACTACCGGGGCAGATGTGCGTGAGGACTTGGGTGGGCTCACAGTGTTTTTCCGTGGTAGTACTTTGGTTGCATTTTACGATTACGAGCAATTCAAAGGGCATGTGTTCTAAAACCCTGAGCCCGAAAGGGCTTTGGGTTGACCAACAATTGCCATTCTGCTATAATTACATATAATTTAAGGAGCCCTGATGAACGCAACACGAGCCGCTGTCAAGCCATTGAACCCCCGTAGTCCTGATACCAAATACACAGGACTGGAACCCACATGGCGTGTGCAACCCACAGATGATCGCACCAGCCAACTCAGTGCTGCCTTTTCATGGTACAATTATTTTTACGGCAAAAAAGATGCACGTGAAATGCTGGTGGCTTATTTGGAGCACAACGGACGCAAAGCAGATGTTCGTGCATTGAAAGGCGTACCAGACTCAGCAGTTCGACTGACCACTGCATGGCTGTGCCGTATGAGCATGGTGGGCTTGGAACTCACAGACACTGAGACAGTTCGCCTGGAAGGCTACATCCAAGAAATATTAACTGCACGTGAACCCGAAGTGGTGGTTGTTGAGGCAGTGCCTGTGGTGGCCAAACCCAACATTCAAGACCGGTTGCGTGAAAAGGTCAGCGAATGTGCAGGAGAACTGGACGGCATGTTTGATGAGTTTGTGGTTGCAGGTGCCAAGATGAGTGCGGACTACAAACCTATCACAGTGATCCGCGGACTAAATGTAGCACCTCAAATGATTTCTGACATTGCCAATTTGTGGAAGCACAAACTGTCAGAGTTTGAAACAGCAATAGAAGGCAAAGATGCACAGATTGTAGAAGGCTACAGCAATTTCAGCAAAATCCAAATGCGTAACATTGTGAAGTTTTGCGAAGCAGTGATCAATGATTGCGGTGCGTATGTGCAGATAAAGAAGGTGGAACGCAAACCACGCAAGGTCAAGGCAGTGCCGCCAGAGAAACGTGCCGCAAAATTCAAAGTGTTAATGGAATTTGCCGAACTCAAGCTCAAAGGTTTACCAGCCGCAAGTCTTGTGGACAAAGCAGAAGCTTGGTTGTACGACACCAAGAAACGCAAGTTGATACACCTTGTAGCTGACAGCCATACACAGGCATTCACTGTAAAAAGCAACAGCATCATTGGTTTTAGCACCATTGAGACCATGCAGAAAACTGTGCGCAAGCCAGCAGATGTTGTGAAAGCAGTGCAAGCCGCAGGCAAGCCGGCCGCACGTAAGATCTACAAGGATCTCTCTACTACAGAAACCCCGTTCAACGGGCGTGGTACCGAGAACCTGGTCATCCTAAAAGCCTGGTAAGTGGTAAATGCACGTAGTCCTACTCAAAGGATCTAACTAATGTTTGATGATGTATTTTATCAAACTCACTTAGGAGAAATATTTCAGCAAAGCCATTGCATGTATCATGAACATGCAATGGTTCATTTGTTCTCAAGTGTGTTGATGCACATGGGCTATCAAAAAATACCCGGCAGTGCCAGAGGATGGGGTCGTGGCAATCGCAAGGTCATTGTGTGCCTGGCTGACGACTTTGGAGTCAACAGAGATGATTGGAGCCTGCCACCAAATCAGTGGTTTGATGAAGACACCACAATCATCACTGACAATTACATGTCCGTTGCTACCAATTATCAAATACTGAAGTTGCCATCAAGTTACTTTGGAGTGTTTAGTTATGTGCCAGCAGATCAAAATTGGACACCAAGTCGGCGATTTAATTTTTCAGTCAACCGACTAGACAGTCAACGACAACTGATTTTGTTAGAGTTAATAAAACAGTCAGGTGGGATTGATCAAGTACAACAATTAGACCATGTGAATTTCAATGCACGAGCACATGGCAATGAGCACACTGCTGAACATGCTCAACGCAGTTTTGCACAGTGTTGGACACAGTTGAATCAATTGCACAATACTGAATATGCTGAGTGGTTTGATCAAACTCGGCCGCACATACCCATTAGAAATCATGCATTGACAGTTGAGCAAACACAGGTTGGTGCGTATCTCAATTTGGTAATTGAAACCTATGCTGGAGATGTTAGCATAGCATTCAGTGAAAAGATATTTAGAGCACTGGTAACTCCGGCACCTTGGGCTGTGTTTTCAGCAAAACATGCGGTGGGGTACTTGAAAACACTGGGGTTTGATGTGTTAGAAGATGTGGTAGACCACAGTTATGACAATTTGATACAAAGCAATAGCATGTACGGTCATGGAAAAATTTCAGAATTTGTCAAACTCAACATACAAAATTATCACAACATAAAAAATTCTGATCAAGTCAAATTGGCAGCAAAATGTCAGGACGCTGCCACACACAATCAACAACTGTTGGCACAAATGCAACGTCGATGGCCTGCGGATTTTGCCAATTGGTTGTCTAATACGATAGCAAAACTTCAATAAATACAGGGACTTGGAGTCCCACATGCCAGAACAGCAACAACAATCACTGCCCACACTGAAGCAAAACTTGATAGAGTATGTCAAGCTACAGTTGGGCGGAGATATAATTGACTTAGAACTAGACCCTTCACACTACGAAGCGGCTTATCAAAAAACCATTGGCACTTATCGCCAACGAGCCAACAATGCATATGAAGAAAGTTACAGCTTCATGCAGTTGGTACAAGATGTCAACATCTACGAACTGCCACAAGAAGTTGTTAGTGTGCGTCAAATATTTCGCAGAACATTTGGCGATAGTTCAGGGCCTTTTGCTAGTAACTTTGATCCGTTTGCACAAGCGTCAATCAACGTTTACTTGATGAACTTCAACGTGGCTGGCGGCTTGGCCACTTACGACTTCTACAGTCAGTACATTGAATTGGCAGGGCGAATGTTTGGTGCCTACATGAACTACACCTGGAATCCTGTGACCAAAAAACTGCAATTGATCCGCGATCCCAAAGGTTCAGGCGAAACGGTGTTGTTGTGGACCTACAACTTGAAACCCGAGTTCAACTTGCTGAGCGATCACCAAATACAGCAATGGATCAAGGACTACATGGTGGCCAACTGCAAAATGATCATTGGCGAAGCACGTGAAAAATTTGGCACTATCGCCGGACCGCAAGGCGGCGGTAGTCTAAACGGTGCAGCCATGAAGGCAGAAGCCAAAGTGGAAATGGACCTGTTGATCAATCAATTGGTAATGTATGTGGACGGAAGCCAGCCTCTTACATTTGTTATTGGCTAAACTGCTCGCACAAATATCTAAAATTCTGTTATAATCAAGCATGGACTTGATGATCGACATTGAAGGTTTGGCAACAGGCCCTGAAACCACAATTTTAACCATTGCGGCTCAGGCATTTGACCCTCTTGGCACTGGCTACTACCAGCAACAATACTATGCCAGGGTTGATTTTGAAAGCCAAGAGAACCGTACCATTGAACAAGGCACTATAAACTGGTGGGCCACGCAACCCGCAGCCGCACGTGAAGAAGCGTTCAATGAGGTGGACCGTATCCCACTAGACCAAGCACTTGATGAATTGCACAAGTTGTGCTGGAAGTGCAATCGCATCTGGATGAACGGTCCCACATACGATGCCAACATCCTTGAGCATGCCTACAAGAGTTATGGTAAACCATTACCATGGCAATATTATAAGATCTGTGATGCACGAACGGTATATAAGCTGTATCCAGGGTTGCCCCGGCCGCCTACCAGCCATCATGCGTTGGAAGACTGCCGCAGACAAATTGACATGTTGCAAGCAACCTTGACTCATTTAAACATCAAGGAACTGGCATGATCATTGGAATTTGTGGATTTATTGGCTCAGGCAAAGATACCATTGCAGACTATCTTGTGAATCTACATCACTTTCGCAGAGAAAGTTTTGCCAACACATTAAAAGACGCAGTAGCACAGGTGTTTGGTTGGGACAGAACCATGCTGGAGGGCCGCACAAAAATGGCCCGTGAGTGGCGTGAGCAAGTTGATCCATGGTGGGCCCAACGTTTAGGAATACCACACTTGACTCCACGTTACATTCTACAGCAGTGGGGCACAGAAGTGTGCCGCAAGAACTTTCACGACGATATCTGGATTGCTAGTTTGGAAAACAAACTGCGTAACAGCAGGGACGATGTTGTGATCAGTGACTGCAGATTCCCCAACGAAATCCGTGCTATCAAACAGTCGGGCGGTATTGTGGTGCGTGTGGTGCGTGGCCCTGAACCTGAGTGGTACGATGCGGCTGTGAGTCTCAATCGTGGCCCTGACGGCAACTCAACCTGGGCACTGAGCGGGCGTCGACTAGAGCAGTTGGGAGTACATGCATCAGAAACGTCTTGGGTAGGTACGAAATTTGATGTGGTACTGGACAACAACAGTAC